CAATCCCCACAGCCGGGCAACACCCAAGTTAACTACCCACAACTAAACGACAAAGTATATTACGTTTCTCGTAGATAATGGCTATATCAAACTATACAGAACTACAAACTGCTGTAGCGAACTGGATGGATCGTGATGATCTGACTGATCGTATACCAGAGTTTATAGCGTTAGCGGAGTCTAGGTTTAATCGCCTACTCCGTATTCGTGCTATGGAGTCTAAGCAAACCGCATCTACTGTAGCAGGACAGCAGAACCTAGCATTACCCGCTAGGTTTATACAAATGCGTAATCTACAGATTAACACATCTCCTGTAACCCCAATGCAATATGTCACACCTGAAATATTTGACCGCTTATATGGCGGTTCTGCTAATGGCACTCCCAAGTTTTATACTATTATTGCTAATGAACTTCAGTTAGGCCCAACGCCAGACACAGTTCAAACAGTAGAGATGCTTTTCTACGAAAGGTTTCAAAATCTTAGCGGGACTGTAACTACTAACTGGGTGCTTACCAATGCTCCTGATGTTTATTTGTATGGCTCTATGCTAGAAGCAGAACCATTTATTATGAATGATCCTAGAGTACAGTTATGGGCTACAGCATTCCAACAGGCTATTACAGACTTACAAGAACAAGACAACAAAGACAGACACTCTGGCTCTGCACTGAGGGTAATGAATACTAGCGGGTATCCATGACAGCCCCTATAACGTGGGCAGAGGCTAGTTCACCTATCTACTGGTCTAACATAGGTATTAACTGGAATAGTCCCGCTAAAACAGAGACATCTATATTTACTATAAATAATGGTTTAGTATTATTAGTCGGGGTAGACTATATTGCCGCAGTAAGTTTAGGTGTCAATTTAACCGCAGGAAAAGAAACCAAGCACCACATTATAGAATCTATATCTTACGGTATAGATCAGGGCTATAGTTCTTTTGGCGGCTTTACTATTGCAGGAACAGCACAGTTTGATATTACTGGAAATGTAACTAGTGAGAGTGTGCTTACTGCTGTAGGTAATGCTGTATATGGTATTTCTACTAATTACATAAACAATACCAAGCATGAAGAAACAACTGCAATGGGTATAACCATGACCTATTCTAATGGTGATACCTTGCTATGGAACCCTGTACCAGACCCTAATGATAACTGGTCAGACGTAACAGACCCGAATACAATCTGGACAGAAGAAACAGACCCAACCTCTGTATGGACTAAAATTGATTACCCAAACTAATAACTTTAAAGCCGATGGAGGCTTGCACATGAAACATGATAGCGATATGAACTTAGGACTTAAAAACATTTGGAACATAAAATGTTTCGACTCCGAAGGTAATTTAAAATGGGACGTAACTAAAAAGAACTTAGTCGTTACGGAAGGTCTTAACCATGTACTGTCTAGTACTTTTGATGGTGCTACACAAATTACTGCATGGTATGTAGGGTTAAAGAATGCAGGTTCTGTAGCGGCAGGTGACACTATGGCATCTCACGCAGGGTGGACTGAGAATGTTACCTACAGTCAAGCCGCTAGACAAACGCTTACATTAGGTACAGCGGCGGCAGGAAGTATTGATAACTCTGCTAGTAAGGCTAATTACTCTATTAACGGTACGGCTACTATTGCAGGAGCATTTATTACTAGCGATAATACTAAGTCAGGAACGTCAGGCACAATTTACGGGGCTGTTGATTTTGGTTCTGCACGATCAGTTATCTCTGGTGACACTCTTGAGGTTACCGTAACATTAACAGCGGCTAGTGCGTAATGGCTTTAGAAACTGCTAGTTGGATAACACAATTAGTACAGGCTAATCCTGTAGATGGTGATCCTGTAGGTGAAGGTGATGACCATCTTAGAATGATAAAGACTGTTCTTAAGAATAGTTTTCCGTCATCGTCTACTACTGCTGTTATTCCCAACGTATCAAGTCAATCAGGCAAGTATCTAACTACAGACGGTACAGATACTTCTTGGGGAGAAGTTAATGCGGGGGCTACAGGTGGCGGTTCTGATGAAATTTTTTGGGAGAACGGTCAAAACGTAACAACAAATTATACTGTCTCCGCTAGTACAAACTCTATGAGCGCAGGGCCAATTACTATAAATTCTGGAGTTACGGTCACAGTTCCTAGCGGATCAAGTTGGATGGTTATATGAAACAATTAAAGGAGATGCTTTAGATGGGTAATTTAAAAGTTGACGCTATGGAAGCAAGCACAGCAGGGGGAACTGTTGCTGTATCTGCTACATCAGGAAACATCACTACGCTTACGTCTTCAGCAAGCATTACTATTGCAATGTCAGACAGTAATAATTACAAGGTTACGTTAGCGCATAACGCTACGTTTAATAACCCAACCAGTATTACGGCAGGTCAAACAGGCGCTATCTTTATTACACAAGATGGTACTGGATCACGAACAGCCTCTTGGGGTTCTTACTGGGACTTTACTGGAGGCACTGCACCTACGTTATCTACGACAGCGGGAGCGGTAGATCGTATTGATTACGTTGTTCTTGACAGCACTAACATTCAAGCGGTAGCAACCCTAGACTATTCATGAGCGGATTAACTGGTAACAATATACTTGGTGGAGCATCTGCTCAAACTAGTGGGTATGATATATCAAACTCATTAATGTTTGACCAAAATGACACCTCAAAGTTAAATCGAACCGCCACTAGTGTAGGGGATCGCAGGACTTGGACTTGGAGCGCTTGGCTTAAGCGTGGATATTTAAACCCAAGTAATCAACACTGGTTTTTTAGTAGCGCTGACTCAAGTGAAAGACAATCTATGGCTTTTCTTGTGGATCAAATTTATTTTGAGCATACGAATGGCACTAGCAATGCTCATCTAATAAGTAATCGCTTCTTTAGAGATGTAAGCGCTTGGTATCACGTTGTTGTGGTATGGGATACAACGCAAACAACAGCATCTGATAGAGTAAAAATTTATGTAAATGGAGAACAACTTGCTGGCTTTACTGGTGGGTCAGGTGGTACGGGTGGATACCCATCCTTAAATCAAGAAGGAGAAATTAACAATACTTCTGGAGTGTATATTGGAAGCCTAAACACTTATGCAGGTTATTATTATGAAGGGTATATGTCCGAAGTAAACTTTGTAGACGGACAAGCATTAACGCCATCAGATTTTGGAGAAACAAGTGCAAGCACAAATCAATGGGTTGCCAAAAAATATGTAGGGGCATATGGCACTAACGGTTTTTATTTAAACTTTGATGACTCTTCTTCTATAGGAAATGACTCCAGTGGTAATGGCAATAATTTTACCGCTAATAATCTGGTTGCCGCTGACGTAAAAACTGATACGCCAACAAATAATTTTGCCACGTTGAACCCAGAAACGCCAGATGTAGGAACAAATTCAGGCGCTCCTACATACACTCCTGCTTACCGTAATGGTAATCTAATGATAACCAACCCTCCTTCAAATAGTGCTTCTACTATTGTTATTCCTAAAACTGGAAAATGGTATGCAGAATTCAAAGTAACAGGAACAAGTGGTGGCCCTGCGGCGGGAATAAAAAATATTGACAATCTTCTGGAGCCTTCAATTTCTCCACTTTTTGCCTCTTATAGAATATATGCATACACTCCTAATAGTGCCCACGTTGCAGGCAAAGACATTAACAATGTAGACACAGCACTTGCAAGTCTAACTTTTAATGGAGGAGGCCCATACGAATGGGCATTTGCTTATGATGCTGACAATGGAGAGTTAAAATATTATTATAATGGAACTCTTGTTGCTACAGAGAGCAGCGTAGATACTTCATATGATTATGTATTTTTTATCAAAAACACTTGGAATACTGGTGGAGGAACCTACTATGCAAACTTTGGTCAAGACTCTACTATGCATGGTACCATCACTGGTGGATCGTATACAGATGCCAATGGTTATGGTGAATTCAAATATGAACCACCCGCAGATCATTTAGCATTATGCACTGCCAACCTTCCTGACCCTGCAATTGCTTTGCCTAAAGAACATTTTGACACTACGCTTGTAAGTGGTAATGGCTCTAACAGATCAATAACAGGATTAAATTTCCAACCTGATTTTCTCTGGGGCAAGTCTAGAACAAACACGCTTAACAATTATCTAACTGATTCTATTCGTGGCGTAAACAGTCAGTTGTATTCTGACACCTCTGGATCGCAAGGCTCTGAGTCTGTAATTTATACAGCATTTAACTCTGACGGGTTTTCGCTTGGTACAGGCGATATGAATTTGTCAGGACAAAACTACGTTCATTGGGGTTGGAAAGGTGGAGGCACAGCAGTCTCTAACACTGACGGCTCTGTTACAAGTTCAGTAAGCGCAAACACTACCGCAGGAATGTCTGTTGTTACTTGGACAAATAATAACGTAACGGTAGGACATGGTTTAAGTCAGGCGCCAGAGTTAATTATGATGAAAAATAGAGAGGCGTCGGCTTCATGGCTTGTTTATAGCAGTCCTGTTGGCAATGCACATACTTTATTTTTAAACACTACTGACCAACAAGATGCAGGGTCTGGTTATTTTAATTCGACATCACCTACGGCTTCAGTATTTTCGGTAGGAACAACAGGTGGAGCATTAACAGACGATTTTGTAGCCTACTGCTTCCATTCTGTAGAAGGCTACAGCAGAGTAGGCTTTCATAGAGGTAATGGTCAAGTAGATGGAAATTATATTTACACTAATTTTACACCTCAGTGGCTACTAGTAAAACAAATAAACTCTGCTGGAAACTGGCTTATATGGGATGTTAAGCGATCCGAATTTAATGTAATGGACGATTACCTGCTAGCAAATACATCAGATATAGATAGATCAAATTCTGCTGTCAGTGTAGATTTTTTATCAAATGGATTTAAGTGGAGAACTTCAGACAACGATATGAATGGGGCAGGAGATACATACATTTATTTAGCCTTTGCCGAATCACCATCCAAATATTCTAACGGGAGATAACAATGTGGTATAAAGAAACAATAGGGATCATTAATACCCCACGACCTATAAGCATAGATGGTGTACAGCATCCCGCTAATATATTTACGCTATGGACTAAAGAAGAATTAAAATCTTTAGATATATATCCTGCTAGGGTAGAGAGTATTGATAGCCAGTATTACACGCCGGGATTACAAACATCTGAAATAGTCGATGGAGAATATGTAATTTCTTATGAGGCTGTTGAAAAAGATGTTGAAGAATTAAAAAATAATATCATTAAAAGAATTAAGGGAAATACAGCCAACTTGCTTACCCCTTCTGACTGGATGATTATAAGATCAATTGACGAAGAAAATGATGTTCCTTCTGAATGGACAACATATCGAAATGATGTTAGGGCTTACGGCAATACTCTTGAAAAAGGGGTTGAAGCATTTGCATCTCTGGAAGCGGTTCGTAACTTTCAACATTACGAAGTTCAAGAAGAAAGATATGTTCCAGTTGTTAGTGATACAGGGGTTCAAACTGCGGGATCAGAAACTGAAATAGTTACTAGAGTAGTTGATAAAACGTATTGGGGTTGGCCTACATCACCAGATGCAAAGGTTGATGAATATCACGTTAGGTACATATAATGGCATTAGAAAGCGCAAGTTTTATTAGCGGGTTGGTAGACACTAACCCCACAGGTACAGATGCAATTAGTCAGGGTGACGATCACCTTAGATTAATTAAGTCTGTTTTACAGGGTACATTTCCTAACGCATATGAAGCCATTAACGGTATTCATACAGGAACAACAGCACCTACATCTACGTCAGCAGGACAACTCTGGTTTGATACTTCTACTGATTTAGTTAAAGTTAGGAATACTGCTAACTCTGATTGGGAGGTTGTGTCTGCTGTAGCAAACAGTGTCACACTTTTGAACAGGCAGTTTTATACAGGCACTAGCGCATCAACCGTTAGAGCGTCTACACCTACCTTGACCGATATGTCTATATCTTACACAAAACTAAATGCTTCATCTAAACTTGCTGTAACTTGGAGATGCGATTGTGAAGTTGCTTCTAGTTTTGGAACGCCTAGCCCAAGCGAAGGGAACTTGGTATCTTTGTATGTTGATGCCGCCGCAACAGGCGTAACTCCTTCTGGGGCAATTCTTATGCAATACTTTGATGATGACTTAGCGGCAGGTAGTCATGCAGGTGGAACAAGTGTTATGCGTGGAATGGGTAGCCATACTTGGGAGATTACAGGTCTTGCCGCAGGAGCAAGAACAATAGCAATATATGGACAAAACCAGTATCCTCTTGATGGTTGGGCAGGGTATGCACAGTATGAATTTATTGTAGAGGAATGGTTATGATTTTATCAGCAGGATTTATTAGTGACTGTCTTATTCAGTTAACACCCAATTCAGGGTTTATGATAAACGCAAATGAATTTGAACCTACAGAGGAGAATTACGACAGCCACGTTATCTATAACAACCCGCCTGACAAACCTGCTTATAACAGGTTTTTAGGTTACGTTCCAGATGTTCAATGGGCAAGCGTAAGAGTTGATCAGAAGTATAAACTAGAAGATTGTGATTGGACTGTACTGTCAGATGTTCCTATGGTAGAAAGCCTAAGAGATGAGTGGAAAGTTTACAGACAAGAGTTAAGAGATATTACAACTCAGTCTGATCCATTTAACATTACATGGCCCACGCCACCAGAATAAATGCCACTAATACCTTTTGATAACGTAGGCTCTATAGGAATAATTAAGGATACACCTCCTTACAATCTTCCTCAAGGTGCATGGTCTGACGGAAACAATGTAAGATTCCTTGATAACGGCGTAAAGAAAGTCGCAGGTTATAAGGAAGTAATGGCTACTTGTCCGTTTGCTCCATACTACATACATCCATATCTAACTACAGCAGGGCTGTATTACTGGATAGCCTATGGCACCGCAGACATTGCGGTATACACAGGCACTACATGGATTGATGTTACAAGACAGGCAACGCTACAGTTAGACGGTTCTGTTAACCATAACTCATCAAGTATCACAGTAGATACTGGAGCGGCATTAAATGCTTTACCCGCTACAGGAACCCTTAGAATTGGTACTAATAATACCGCCGATCAAGACACTAATTCTGGCAACAAATACGAAGAAATAACTTACTCTGCAAGGGATGTAGTAACTGGAGTCATTACATTATCTCCTCATAACTTATACCATCATCCTGATAACACTACTGTGTATCCTTCTGGAAGCACTTATACAACTGATAGTGATTACAACGCAAATACTTCTAGCCGTAGATGGACTGCTACTAACCTTAATGGCCTTGTAGTTGCTACTAATGGTTTTGATGCACCACAAATGTGGCCTTTGTCTGGAGGAATACCTAGCACCGCTACGCCATTTAGAGAACTACAAAACTGGCCTACTGGAGCGTCATGTAAGTCTATTAGATCATTTAAAACATTTCTTGTAGGTCTTAATTGGAACAGGAATAACCCAGAACCAAGATTAGTTAAATGGTCTACTGAAGCCGCTTATGGCGAGGCTCCTTCTACATGGGATGAGACTGACGCTACACTAGATGCAGGTGAGTACGAACTATCTGATACGCCCGGTGATATTGTAGACGGATTACCATTAGGTGATTCATTTTTAATCTATAAAGAAGATTCTATTTACATTATGAACTATGTAGGAACTCCCTACATATTTTCTTTTAAACTTCTTAGTCCTACTGTTGGCGCATTATCTAAAGAGGCTATCAAAGAGTTTGATGGTGGTCATTTCTTTATTGGTAACAGTGATTGCTACATATGTAATGGTCAGACTGTAACACCTTTATTGCCTAACAAAGTGCGTAGAGCAATGTTTGAGGATTTGTCTGGAGATAACTATCAAAAATGTTTTGTTGCCGCAGACTATGTTCGCAATGAAATGCTTGCTTGTTTTCCTAGTTCTGGCAGTGATGTAGTAGACAAAGCCCTTATATGGAATTGGAAAGACAACACTTTTTCATTCAGAGATTTACCAGATACGTCTTACATACATGATGGCATTATAGATATAACAGCAGGTGCCACTTGGGATGCCAGTACAGAAGAGTGGGATTTAGGTATAGGTCATTGGGGTGAGCGTAACTACGACAATGTTAAAAAGAACTTAGTATTCTGTGACGTAACCAATACTAAAATATTTCGTGATAGTTTTGGTAACACCAAAGACGGTACTAACATGGTATCGTATATAGAGCGTACAGGTCTTGATTTGAATGATCCGCAGTCTGTTAAGTTTGTATCTGCTGTATATCCCCAGATTGAAGTTAGTGGGGACAATACTGTTAATGTTTATATCGGTAGGCAAATAAGTACAGAACAAGGTATTACTTGGGAAGGCCCAGTAGCGTTTAATCCTAACAGTCAGTCTAAAGTATCATGCCGTATAAGCGGAAAATACTTTGGTATAAAAGTAGAGTCTACTACTGACATAGATTGGAAACTACATGGTGTAGCATTTGAAGTACAGCAACGTGGACTTAGAGGTTTAAGAAGTTATGGCTAATGCTCCAGTTAAAAATATTAAATCAGTTAACAGATGGACACCTAACCCTGCTCCAATAAATAATGAAAACTTATCTGATTATCTGTTTAGCGAATTAAACAGATTGTCAGATATTATATTTAATTTAGACTTAATGCGACTAGAGCAAACTAACAGAGACCCTGAAGATACTACAATAGCAAACGATAGGGGTAAACCTAGAGATGGTGATATAAGATATGCAGATGGTACGAATTGGAATCCCGGTGGTGGTATTGGCATTTATGCTTACATTGGGGGCAGTTGGACTAAACTCTAATTTATATGCAGACTACAAGTCTACATTCTTAATAGAGAGGGACAAGTACAGTACATTAAACTGGCTGTCAGATGAGACAAGTAACCACTGGCGTGACGTAGTTATAGAGAAGTTAAACGCTAACGGTGATACACACGCTGATGTAATGGCTAGAAGTTATGACTCTTCGTTCAAAGAGGTAAGCAGTGTTAATAGAGTTGCTTGGCGTGATCGTCTTAATAGGTTGCGTAATAAAAATCTGGCTCCTGTAATGTGGCTTATATCTGATGACAGTCCACAAGCATACAAGCAGGGACTACAGAATCAGATAGACTATCAGAACCAAGTAGTAGATGCAGTAGACGATCTTGTTAGTCATTATGTTGTATGCCTTGAGTGCGATGAGTATTACTCAGCGCAAGAAGTAAACGTACTAATACAGAACCTTAGAAACAAAGGTGTTAACAAACCTATTGGTGTACACCTAACCCCCGGAGTCAAACCTGAATACTATGCTCAAGCAGACGTTATCTATTTGCAAACTGGTTTTAACCTGAGTGAGTCACAATTCAGAAAAAGTATCGAAGAAGCACTTAGGCTTGGTAAGCCAGTTGTCGTATCTGAGTACCACCTCAACGGAACAAGCGCATTGGCAAAGAGGTATGGAGACATTGCTTGCTCGTACAAAGGAGTTGTGGGAACTGGAAACGGCAGAGGATCAGCAACCTGCGAAACAATGCAG